CAGTACTTGTTGGAGTGTTAGTTGGTGTGTTAGTCGGAGTATTAGTTGGTGTGACAGTACTTGTTGGAGTGTTAGTTGGTGTGTTAGTCGGAGTATTCGTTGGTGTGACAGTACTTGTTGGAGTGTTTGTTGGCGTATTAGTTGGGGTATTAGTTGGCGTATTAGTCGGAGTGACAGTACTTGTTGGCGTATTAGTTGGGGTATTAGTTGGCGTGTTCGTTGGTGTATTTGTTGGTGTATTTGTCGGGGTATTCGTAGGTGTGTTCGTTGGGGTGTTAGTAGGTGTGTTCGTTGGTGTATTTGTTGGTGTGACAGTATTTGTTGGAGTATTTGTAGGTGTATTTGTTGGTGTATTTGTAGGTGTATTAGTCGGTGTATTAGTTGGGGTTTCTGTCGGAGTATTAGTCGGTGTATTAGTTGGTGTGTTAGTAGGAGTAACAGTACTTGTTGGTGTGTTTGTTGGGGTATTTGTTGGAGTGTTCGTTGGGGTATTAGTTGGTGTTTGAGTTGGGGTATTAGTAGGCGTATTTGTTGGGGTGTTAGTCGGAGTAACAGTACTTGTCGGGGTATTCGTAGGCGTGTTCGTAGGTGTATTAGTTGGTGTTTCAGTAGGTGTGTTAGTTGGAGTGTTCGTTGGTGTATTAGTTGGTGTATTAGTTGGTGTATTCGTCGGAGTAACAGTACTTGTTGGTGTGTTTGTTGGAGTGTTTGTTGGAGTATTTGTTGGTGTATTAGTTGGTGTATTAGTTGGAGTATTAGTTGGAGTGTTAGTTGGGGTATTTGTTGGTGTTACGGTGCTTGTTGGGGTATTTGTTGGAGTTTCGGTTGGGGTATTTGTTGGGGTATTAGTTGGTGTATTAGTTGGAGTTTCGGTTGGGGTGTTAGTTGGTGTATTAGTTGGAGTAACAGTACTTGTTGGTGTATTTGTTGGGGTATTCGTCGGCGTATTTGTTGGCGTATTTGTTGGTGTATTAGTTGGAGTTTCGGTTGGGGTGTTTGTCGGTGTGTTTGTTGGGGTTTCGGTTGGGGTGTTTGTCGGTGTGTTTGTTGGGGTTTCGGTTGGAGTGTTCGTTGGTGTATTAGTTGGTGTTTCAGTTGGGGTAGGTGTAAGAGTAGGTGTGTTCGTTGGGGTGTTAGTTGGGGTTTCAGTAGGTGTTTGAGTTGGTGTTTCTGTTGGAGTTGGGGTTGGTGTGGGAGTGTTTGTTGGTGTTGGAGTAAGGGTAGGTGTGTTTGTTGGTGTTGGTGTAGGAGTTCTTGTGTACACTAAGTAACAATAAACAATGTTAAATCTCGTACAATCGTGAGAAACTACCTTAACTCCAACGGCAGGAGCGGTGTTAAATTGTGGGGGTAATAATAATGATGTGATTGGGGGTATATTAGTATTAACTGTAGCAACTAAAGAACATTGATTACCGAACACATCACATACATATATATTGTATGGAAGTGCTAACCCTGTTATCTCGGTAATTTGAATTGAAGTCATACTCTTTTAATAATAAATATTCAAAGTTGAGTTTAATTAAACATATATATAAGTACTATTATATGAGTTTGGGAATAAAGAGTCATAAATAGGTGTTGGGTCATAAGCACCTGCTAAAAAATTAGTAATTGGTGCTCCAAATAGTTGGAATCTTAATGGAGTGAATGTTACGACAACTATTTTATATTTAAAAAGTTGTTGTCTATAAAATGGGTTTACTGTAGTCGCGTCAACCTCGGCAAAATGGTTTTCCCAATCCCAAGATGTTGCGGATAACGAAGGTAATAAAGTGTTTAACCCATCACTTGTTGACGCGTAGGTATTTGTCGAATATTTAGGGCTAACATTAACAGTACCAATAAATTCTCTTTCCATAATGGCGGGCGTTGAACCTTCGGAATATGCCATAGAAAACCTAAAAGGGTTTGTTTTTCTTAGACCTGACGTGTTTGAATAATTAAAAGTTGAGTTTCTAAGATTGTTAGCTTGTGTTACGTAATATAACAAATTAGAACAACCAGGATTACAACCAGTACAAGGGTGATTGTATGATATCAAAGGGGTCTGTATAGTCATAAGATAACCACCAACAGTTGGGTTTAATGTGTAGGTTGAATTACAGTGTAACCACGCCGATGTAACTATAGCCCCATCACCACAAGAATAATTCCCTAAGTTTGTATAATATTCAAGTTGGAAAAAACGATAATAATTAATGTTTGTTGGGTCATTCGGGGTATATGCGGGAAGACCTGCGGTATTAATTGCGGTGTTTCTACTAGTGTTAAATGATGATTCGAACGCTAATATGTCGGATTGATTACTACAAAAAATAGTGAACTCATTAACATTTGATTTACTAATTGTTATGGTTCCGGTGTTCGCACCTGAACTAGTACATTCTGATGTTAAAGATGAGTTGTTTTGGTTTATTGAGGATAATTGTGGCCTAAAATAGTCATACCCAAATGACCTTAATTTCGTAGTATTATCAAAACTGTAAACCCCATTATCAATATATGATGTTAGTTTAACCAAATCAGAATTGAAGAATAACGCATTATCATTAGTACTACAACCACTAATTTCAAAATATATTTTGACATTACCACAAGAAATTGGTGTTGCAAGGATTGAACTTTTTTGAATCTTATAAGGTTTATTTTTATAATCATCTAAACAAATTTTACTTGCAGGTGTGTTAGTACGGCAACCAAATTTTAAATTCCAAGATGTTGCATATGCGGGATTAGGGTTTGGGGTTACATTAATCACAATTGTATCATTGTTATTAACAATTAAACCTGTTAACATTGTTATTTTTTTAAATTCACCTGAATTACCATATGTTTTTGGAAAAGTGGTTGGTCGTGTATCGTTTGAAACATCACCGCCTAATCTAAAACTTTCAAGAACTATGGGGTTTGAATAACTACTACCGTTAAATGTTAACGTTAAGGTATCATAAATAGAAACTCCTGAAAATGCCCAAATAAGGGATTGAGTTCCGGCGCCTAACGAAATTGTCGCATTCCCTGATTTTGGTGGTGACGAACCATCGGTTATGTAGGTTTTTTGATGTGCATAATAACCATCAATTGGTTGGGGAGAACCATTAAGACAAGTATAAGGTGAGACAGATACGGTGTATGAACAATTTAATAGACTTGGTGATAATACGTTATTGGTTCCTCCGATATATGAGAATCTAACATTATTTAGCTCAACTTCAGTGATTTTAGAAACATAAGTTCCGGGTTCTAAAAATGGAGCATCAAGTGATGTTGGTGTTATTGGTTGAGTGGCGTCTCTAACGGGCCATATAGTTCCCGCACCTGAAGTAAAAGCTAATAGTGTTGAATTATTAGGTCCATACCAATTAATTCTATAATCAGTGATTGCTGGGTCACAAGTACCGGCTAAAGAACCGACATTTATTGTTGATAAAAGGTTGTTACTAATCGAGGTAAAAGTTAAATTACACGTTGAACAGACATTATTATTACTTACAGGTATGTCGGCATAACAAAAAGTAACGGGGTCGAATAAACGTACTGTTGTGGTCCCATCAGGTACAACGAAAGTGTAAGGACAAGCATTTCCTGTGATTAATGATGTTGCGACATTACCAACAAAAACACCTTGATTATTAGGCGGAATTGGGTTACTATATATTGTTAATGTGGGACCTAATGTTACGGTCCCTAATCCTGTTAAACACGTTGATACTGAAAACGGCATATTTTTTTATTTATTATTATAATAGTTATAAGAACTTTTGGTCAATCAATTTAATTCACTGAGAATGAAATCTGATTCAATGTTTAGGTTATAATTATGACTTGATTGTGATAATTGTAATTTTTCATAATTATCTGTCGAATATATTTTATCGGTATAAGCCATTAATTTGGTATTATCATAATCATATATTGATGATTTATAAATATGGTCAGTCGTTGGGGTAGTTATTTTTTGTAATGTATTGTTACCCAAATCATATAACAATGTTATGTGATTTGTTGTATGGTCAGTACCGGTTATTAACATTTTATTATGACCGTATATTGGAATAATTCTCACAATTGAAATCAGGTACGGGTTTAGATTAATGTCTAGTTCTAAATTATTTCTTGTGATTTTATTTTTATTAATTGTGTAAATATCGTTTTGTTTGTGGAACCCAGTTCTATGTCTTCCCAAAACATTTAAGTTAGACACTGTGTTATTATTAAATTCGCCTGAAACCAAAAAATAGAAATAATATTGGTTTATTTTGTCAAAACCACCAATAACATAACTTATTTTATTGTCTTCAACATAACCATTACATTCCGCAATAACATCATAGGTTATATCGTCATATATTATAGTATTGGGAGTGTTAATGACTGTTTTAACGAAATTAGCGTCTAATAGATGTAATTTCCATCTATCTTCAGTTGATTGATAATTTCCAAAATTAAAGGTGATACCATCACGACTAAATTCACTAACAATAATGTTAATTTCATTATTTATGTTCTTAAAAATATAAGGTTGATGTTGATTAGTAAAATTCATAATTTTTAAATATTAAGGGTTTGGACTATTATTAGGTGGCCAAGTTGGGAAATTACCCCAAGTATTGTATTTTGGGTTTTTCACATCATATGGTTGAGTTGTTGCCCACAAACCTGAAACGTAAGTTCCTGTTGTTGGTGGTAATGCGGTTAATGTTTTTGACGGCCAATATCTTCTTGGTTGTCCGTATTGTGTTAACCATTTATCGACTATATAAAATTGATTTTGTGAACAGTTCATAACAATAACTTCCATATAACCAAAGTAATTATAGAATGAAGGGTTCATATACTCTGTTGTGAAATTAACCGAAGTTGCACTATATTGGGAATCGTTTGACCACGGGAAATTTAATAAAGTTAAAGTATTAGGGTCGAATTCACCATCAGGATATGAATAGTGGTTATTATATCCTCTTTCCCACATAAACCATTTCCATCCTGTTGAACTAACAGAACTCGTTGTTATACCATCTGTAAATGGACTTCTAGCACAATAATTAATTGATGGGATTGTACTTGTAGGTGTGTTAGTAGGTGTTGGAGTGTTAGTAGGTGTTGGAGTGTTAGTAGGTGTTGGTGTTTGGGTCCTTGTTGGAGTATTAGTAGGTGTAGGTGTTGGTGTTTGGGTCCTTGTAGGTGTAGGTGTTGGTGTTGGAATTGGTGTTCCTGTTGGTGTAGGTGTTGGAGTCCTTGTTGGTTGACAAAAAGTACAACCACCTAAATTAGAATAACCTAATGGTGGGGTATTCAATTCAATTGAATTACCACCTATGGTGTCATAAGTAACGCCAATATATGAGATACATTTAACATTACCATCGACATATGCGTTAAATACCATATATTGTGAAAGTTCGGAACCACCTTGAACTGTTAAAACATCGGTTGTTGTGTAGATGATATTAGGTTCATTACAATCACTGAATTGTTTACTGATTGGGCAATTAATATTCACATTAACGGTGTTAAATGTTACATCACCCCCAAATGAACAATTTCTAGTTACGGGTTTTGACGATGTTGGTGTTGGTGTCGGGGTTGGTGTTGGTGTTGAAGATATACTAACTATGTCGGCATCAACATTTAAGAGATTACAAAAGTTAGTTGATGTTGGTGTTGGGGTTGGGGTAGTGGTTGTTGTTGATGTAGGTGTTGGGGTTAAGTAACTAATTGGTGAACAATCAAAAAAGGATTCGAAATCTAAAACAGAACAATTATTTGTTGGTGTTGGTGTTGGGGTTACACAAATACCTGTTGAAAAGTAAGCCCCAAATAAATCAGGACATTCGCTAGTACAGGGTGATTTACCCGATAATAAACAATCACCACCTAAAGTGTCGGATAAACACCATTGTGTTGTTTCTGTTTTAAAATAAATAAAATAGCCATTTGTATAACCTGACCAACTATAGTATCCGTCGTAATCACCATTAAATGAAAAGTTATCATTATATGTTGGGATATTAGTGTTACTTATGCAATATTCTGTAGGACAATCCATATTATAATGTTAAAATTGAATAGTTAATACACCCATTTTCATCTTCGACTTTTAATGTGAAGTCGTCTTGGCTTTGAATAATTTGTGGAACCTCGAACGAATATGGTAATGTTGTTATAGTGTCAATATAAACACATATTGTGACGGGATTGTCACATAACGAAACATTAAATGGGGTTGAGCCCGTAATATCGGTAATTGTTATTATTTTAGGCATTGTTTTTTTGTTTTATAATAAATATAAAGACTGATGGAAACTTGTGAAGGTTGATTAGTTTAATATTTATGATTATTTTTGGTGTTATGTCTGATGATAAAGAAATATTGGTAGAGTTGTTATGTGATGTTTTAGGTGATGAACACTTACATTATGAATCAAGAGGTCAAATCTCGTTTGATTGTCCTGTTTGTGATGACGGGAGACATAAAGGTAATCTTGAAGTTAATTACTTCTCACACGTATATAAATGTTGGAGTTGTTCTGACGAAAACGGAACTCACGGACCTTTGGGTAAACTATTTGATTTATATGGGAATAAAAAACAAAAGAAGATATATGAAGTTCTTCAACCTGAGGCGTTTAAACCTAAAGAAAAGAAATACGTCAAATTAAAGTTACCTGATGATTTTAAATTATTCAAGGATGTTAGTCCGGCATACCCTGTTAGGAGACAAGCGTATAATTACCTACAAAGTAGGGGTATTACTGATGAAATTATCGAAAAATACAAGATTGGTTTTTGTGGAACAGGTGACCACGCAGGTAGGATTATCGTCCCTTCTTATGATAGTTTTGGTAAATTAAACTATTATATTGCAAGAAGTTGGTATCCTAATACTAAAGCGAAATATAAAAACCCTGAAGCTGAGAAAGATAAAATCATATTCAATGAGAGTTTGATTAATTGGAATCAGGACATATACTTAGTTGAGGGGGTATTTGATGGGTTCTTCGTACCCAATAGTATTCCTATGTTAGGTAAACATATGTCCGAGTTATTATTCGACACTATCTATCAAAAAGCGATGGGGAATATTATAATTTGTTTGGATGCCGACGCTTGGCCAAACTCTGTAAAATTATTCCACGAATTGAATGGTGGTGGGTTATATGGGAAAATAAAAGTGATTAAACTACCGGGAGAGTCAGATATTGCTGATTTACGGGGTGAAATAAAAGAGGAGTATTATTATGATATGCGATGATAGATTTAAATGAGGTTGCGCTTGAGATTAGGGAAGTTTTAGATAAGAGACGTAGGTTGTTAGACTTAACGTTCGTCGAAGACACACACACTTATTATATGAGGGATTTAAATGGGGAAATAAGAAGTGATTACCCATCTGTGTCAAAAGTAATGAAATATTTTTATGATGAGTTTCCCGCTGATGAAATTGCTGAGAAAAAATCAAAAGGTGACCCTGAAGAAAAAGAACGTTTGTTGGCGGAATGGAAGGCTGCTGGTGATTACTCAACAAATATGGGGTCACGAGCTCACTTCTTGTTGGAGAAAGAAACTATCAAGTTATTTGGTAACTACAAGGATGTTAGGGAACCAATCTTTGAGTGTGATTTTCAACAAATACTAACGAGTGATAGTATGATTACTGCCGGTAAAGATTTCTTACAATTGATGATTGATAGGGGTGCGGTGTTATTAGATACTGAGATTGTTCTTGGTGACCCTGAATTGGGGTACACAGGACAACCCGATAAAGTATGGTTGATTATGAATAAGGAAGGTACTGAGTTCGGAATTATAATTACCGATTGGAAAACGAACAAACCAAAAAACTTTGAAAGTAATTATTTTACTAAACCAATGAAGTTTCCATTCCAACAACACCCGAATAATGCGTTAGGACACTACTTCACACAATTACCATTTTATGGTAAATTATTATTGAAAATGTTACAGGGTTCTAAATTTGAAAATATTAAATTGTATGGTTGTATTATAGTTCTAATTAAAGAAACGGGGGAGTATGAGGAATTTCGAGTACCTAAAGAAGTTCAGACGACAATCTTTAATATGGATATGTCAAAATATTTGACTAATAAACTTAGATAAATTATTATTAATTATGAATGAAATGATAATGGAGCCCATATGGTGTTATTCCACAACTTGGGACAATTTGGTATTTGGAAAAATAAACATAAAATACATAATAAAATGAAGATTAGAATGAGTAAAAGTTATATGGTTTACGAATTGTATGACACGATTGAAATTAACAAAGAAGATTATCCTGAGTTGGAAGGTTTAACTGATGAGGAAGCTTTACAATATTTGGATGAAAATAAATGGGATTTCCAATTGAATAATGCTGATGAAGAAAGTTTAGGTGGTGAGTTTGAGTTTAATAGGGATATTATAAAGGATAAATTCACACAAGAGGAATATACATTACATTTATTAAAAGAAGAATAATATGGAATTAAATCAACCAAGAATTGACTTGAAAAAACAACCAACAATTGTTTGTGAAAAGTGTAATAGTATGTACTTCAAGGAAGTTGTATTAATTAAAAAAGTCCCTGCATTAATGACGGGAAGTAAGGAAGATACGTTAGTGCCATTCCCAACTTATAAATGTGATGATTGTGGTCACGTTAATTCGGAATTCGCGTTGTTTGACGAAGAAAATAAAACCAATCTCATTCAATAATGAACCATAAAGAATTTTTTATTTGGTTGGATGGGTTTCTAACTAATAGAAGTTGGGAGGTAATCCAACAGACGGACGTTGAGGCAATTAAAGATAAAATGAAAGAGGTTACAGGTGAATTTGATTTAAATTCACTTAGAACTAATAAACAGACATCCCCATTTAATCCGGTAACTATTCCACTTGGGGATAAGGATGATTTAGGTCATCCACCAAAAATAGTAATGTAATATGAAATTAAAAGAATTTTTAGAAGTTGCTTTATTAAGTAAAAAGAATAACCCAAGTTTAATTAATGAAACTTTTGTTGATGAAACTAGTCTTTATGGTAATGAATTGGATAAATATAAAAACATCATTAAAGAATGTGATGAATTTGCAAAATGTGATTCATTAGATATTTTAACAATGCCGTTAGTTAAAGGTAAAAATGATAAAGTTTACACAACTCAAACTATTAAAATATCAGATTTAACGGAATTTAAAGGTAAATGTTATTTATTATCCTTGGCGTTAACACCTGAAATGTATGACCCAAATCAACTACTTAGACCTGTTAAGAATGGTGCCGCGATGGGACCGACAATTTATGACCCATCAACATTTGAACCAAGAAAACATATTTTATTAACTTGGTCACCTGAAATGGCTCAAGATGTGTCAGGAGCTAATTATGACTCAACATTAAGAAATGATATTCATAAGTTATTGGATGATGTTTTGAATAACCCTGACGAATACAAAACTAAAGGATTTCGAGGTGTTTTGATTAGGGGATTATTTGAGGTGGTTGATAATTATGATGGGTCTGAATCTATTATAAACCATTATGATGTTGATTTAACCGCTAATAAACCTGAAGATGTTGGTTATGCGGTTTACTATTTCGAACAAAATGTTGTTAAACCTGGTGAAATTGAGTTGAGGTTAAATAATAAAATTATACCACCACATTTAAAAGATAAATTTATTGATGAGATTGGGACTGACCCTAAGACAATCACTGAGGAATTGATTAACAAGTTTTTAGATATTAATAACGTACCAAGACCATTTGATAATACTAGGTTAAAGGATTTTTTGAAAAAAAATAAAGAAGTTGAGGATAGAATGAGCGACTTTGAAAAAAATGATAAAAAGATAAAGAATATGATTCGTAAAACCCAAATGAATAGAAACTTATGATTAAAAAGTTAGTACATTTTTCAGACCTACACATTAGGTTATTTAAAGACCACGATTTATACCGTTCAATATTGAACGATATGTTTGACCGATTCAGAGAAATCAAACCTGATAGAATCGTATTTACAGGTGATTTGGTACATTCTAAAAACCAAATGACACCTGAGTTAATTGAGTTTGTTGCTGAGACATTAACCGAATGTTCTAAGATTGCAAAAACAATTTTGATTATTGGTAACCACGATTTCCTTGAGAATAATATGTCAAGATTGGATGCGTTAACACCTATCATAGATTCATTGAAAAATGAAAACATTGTTTATTTAAAAAATCGTGGAGAATACGAAGATGAAAATGTTGATTGGGTTGTATTCTCATTAATGGACCATAACATCCCCCCTGATATTGAAAAGACGGGTAGAACTAAGATTGGTTTATTCCACGGACCTGTTCAGGGATTAACAACCGACATCGGATATAAATTCGATAGTGGTTTTGAATCTGATAAGTTTGGGGGTTGTGATTTAGTGTTATGTGGTGATATCCACAAACGACAAGTATTCAACATACCTGGTGGTAAGAAAGCTTATATGGTTGGTTCTACTATCCAACAAAATTATGGTGAGACAATTACTAAACACGGATTCGGAATTTATGACGTTGAGAAAGATGATTACAGTTTTGTTGATTTAGATAACCCAAGACCATTCTTATCATTTAAGTTGAGTTCTTATGATGACATTGAAAGTGGTAGTGAAAAACTAGCGAATGCTTAACATAAATTCGAAATATGAAAATGACATCCTACAGTATTGTAAAATAAACAATATTGAGGATGTTAATTTATTTGTAACACAATGTTTCAAACAAGGTTTTGATATAAAGAAATACGGATTTTTGGGAAATTCACTTAATGAAGGTGAAAAACACTTAAAAACTGAGGTAATTGTTGAAAAACGTGTAGAAATCCCTGTTGAAGTAATAAAGGAAGTTGAGAAAATAATTGAAGTTCCTATTGAAGTAAAAGTTATTGAATATGTGGATAGAGAAGTTATTAAGGAAGTTCCTATCGAAAAAATCGTCACAAAAATAGAATATATTAGTGACAAAACATCTGAGAATGAACTGTTGTTAAAAATACAACAGTTGGATGAAACCATTTTCCACTTAAATGAAGATTTGGAGTCTGAAAGGCAAGAATTTTCCATTAAAACTAAAGAAATGGGAAATATTTTCCAAGATGAAATGTCTAACAAGGATAAAATATTAGACGAACTTAGACGTGATTTAGACGAACTAAGTAATAAAAACGAAAATGTTGAAGTTATCAAAGAGGTTACTGTTGACAATTCAAAACAAAAAATGTTAGAATCGACGATATTGAATTTAAGAAAAGAATTATCGTTGAAAAACTCATTAATTGATGAGTTAATTTTAAAAAATAAACAATTGGAATCTAATATTCAGCAACCTGCGGTTTATTTAAAAGGTTCCAATATATCAGAAAAAATGTAATTATGGAAATTTTTATTTGGGTATTAATGGCTTATGGTATGAGTAACATACTAGTTTATGGGTCAATATTTAATTGGTTAAGAAATGGTCTTAAAAGTTGGGGTGATAATCCTTTTATGCCATTTCAGGGTATTGGTGGTTTTTTTGCCGATTTATTGTCTTGTATGATGTGTACAAGTACTTGGGTTGGTTTCTTTATTGGGTTGGCGGTGTATTCACCAACTAACTTACACTTAGGATGTAATAACCACGTATCTTGGTTCTTTGATGGGTTATTTGCGTCAGGATGTGTATGGGCGATTAATTCTATTGTTGAATGGTTTGAGGAAAATAGACCTTCAAAATAATTTGACTATTGAGATTAAATTCTCTAATATTATTAAAACAATTTAAATTTAGAATAATGGGTAAAAAAGCAAAAGAACACAGAAAAAAAGTTGAGAAACGTAACGCTCGTTTAAAACAAGAAAAAAACATCTTTGATAAAGCGTATAAATCTGCTATGGAAGCTAAAATGGCTGAATTAAAAGATAAATTCGCTAACTTATCTGATGAAGAAGTTAATATCGCGTTAAATAACGAAATTGTTGAAGTAACTGACTTTGAACCAACTACTGAAACAGAAACTGAAACTGCAAACTAATATGAGTGTTGATTTAACTAAGTTCGATAATCCTTACGTACAAGTAGTTTGGGAGGATTATGCTGAGAACTTTACACAAGAGAAAATTAAGAGTGTTAAACATTATTTCCAACAAAAGTATTCGACAACGAATATCAATGTAATTACCAAAACTAAAGTTAGTAAGGAAACAACACATAATGTTGACATTTCTTTTAATATCTTGGATAAAAATTATCAGTTAACTTTAGTTGAGTCATTCTTAAAATCTAAGTCTAACGAGGGTTACTACGATAAAATCTATGAGTTAGATAATCAAGTGGATAATAAAATGATAATGAACCAATCTGAGGTAACCCCCTTTAAAAAATGGTTTATTAAAAACATTGAGTTCTCCAACTTCTTATCTTATGGTGAGAACCAACGATTAGATTTTGATAAGTGTGATGGTATTTCAGTAGTGGAATCAAACCCACCTAACTTTGGTGGTAAAACGGTACTTAGTGTCGATTTACTATTCTTTCTATTCTTTAACGAAACGACTAAAACTACTAAGGCAGAAGAAATCTTTAATAGATTTACAGATAAGAATAAGGTATCAGTTAAAGGTGAGATTGTTATTGATGGGGATGATTATATCATTGAGAGAAACATTACTCGTAAATTATCAAAAAGTGGTGATTGGACAGTTAAGACAGAATTAGATTTCTTCAAAAAATTGGCTGATGGGAGTTTACAAAACTTTACAGGTGAACAGAGACGTGAAACTGAAGCGTTTATTAAAACTTCCATCGGTACAAAAGAAGATTTTTTGATGACAATCTTAACTACCGCAACAAACCTTGAAGAGTTAATTGATTCTAAACCAACTGCTCGTGGTCAGGTCTTGTCTCGATTTATGGGTCTTGATTTCCTTAAAAGAAAAGAAGACACAGGGAAAGAATTGTATAGTGAGTTCTCAAAATCAATGATATCGAATGTGTATAATTCGGAATCATTAAAAACTGATATTGAGACTTACAAAACAAATATTCAGACAATGACTGATGAAAATGTTGAGTTACAAAAAACTTTGATTGATATACAAGACCGAATCATTAAAGGTCAAGAATATCGTGATAGTTTGATGCAGAGTAAACACACTGATATTGACCGAGAAATTAGTCAATTATCACCTGAGAAAGTTAATGGTGAAATACTACTATTAACTAGTCAGAAAGGTGGGGTTGAAAAACAGTTGTTGGAATTAAGGGTTGTTGAACCAAGTGAGTTTTATCACGAAGATAAACACGATGAGGTTAAGAATGAGTACAACATTCAATACAAAGAGTCTGTTAGGGTTCAAAGTGAAATTACATCTATCGAAAAATTACAGTCATCGGTAAGTGGGGGTATCATTTGTGAACACTGTGGTATTGATTTAATGAACGCTTCAATTACTCAAGCAAAAATCAATGAACTTGCAGGTTTTATCACGCATAAAGACCAAATTGAGGGGTTAATGACGGTTTTATCAGGCAAAGAGAAAGGTTTTGTTGCTCTTAAAAAAGAGTTTGATGAGTATGAGAAAAATAAGTTAATCAAGGAAAAATACGAACTAACGATTGAGTCTTATGATTTAAAAATCAAAGGATTGAATGACAAGTTACAAAAGTATAATGAGTTACAAGACAAAATTTTGGCGAACGATAAAATCGAGAACCAATTATTGAAGGCAGGTCAACGAATTACTGAATTGGAAACTGAAAAGAATGGTACAAATCGAAAGATTGATGGTAACGTTTACCAAATAGAAACACTTGAAGGTAAGATTACTGATAATCTTAAAAAGATTGAAAAAATTCTTGAGGAATCCGAGAAAGAAAAGATTTATAAATTGTACTTGGAAATTTATGGTAAGAATGGGATTTCAAAACACATTATGAAAACTATGATGCCGTTGATTAACTCGGAGTTACAACGATTACTTGAAGATAGTTCTCATTTCAGATTAGAAGTTAGGATTAACGATAAGAATGAGGTTGAATTTATTATGGTTGATAATAATACTCAGGTTGAGAAGAATATCGCGTCAGGTTCAGGTTATGAACGTACTATTGCATCCTTAGCGTTGAGAGCGGTGTTGAGTAAAATTTGTTCACTACCTAAACCAAATATTATTGTCTTTGATGAGGTGTTTGGTAAAATATCTAACGATAACTTAGATATGGTTTCAGAGTTCTTTACTAAGATTAAAGAATACTTTGAGAAGATATTTGTTATTACGCACAATCCAATGGTTACAAATTGGGCGGATAATGTTGTTAAAGTTAGGAAAGAAGAAAATATTAGTTATGTTACCCAATAATTTGTTGGATTCGATTTTTTAGTTATCTTTGTTAAAAATAGTAGTTATGAAACCTAAGAATATGAAATTTAAGTTTATCTTATTTTTGTTTGTTAAGAGTAAAAATCAAGATAATTACGTTACTGAAATAGCGGAAGAAATTGCTATTTTAACAAAGAGTTCTAACATTAGATTCTATTATGGGCCTGAGGCTTCGGTGTTTACGTTTTCAACAGATGAAACATTGAAATCAGTTCAAGAATTTATGGATATAATATTAAGTGAAGATAAACCTGTTTACTTTTTATTACCATATGAACCTGACAACTTGTCATTTGGGTTACCAAGTGATATATCATCACACTTATTTGGTGACACAACCCCTGACAAAAAGTCAGACTTTAATTTTACGGAACGAAAATTGAGTGACTTTAACTCTATAAGCGAAGAAATGTTTGACGACATTATGAGTTTATATAGTGATGATGAAGATGATGATGAAATCTCTAAACTAATTAGAAAAACTAAGGAGATTAAAGTTAGTGATGTTGTGAGTGAAGATGTATTTAATTCAATTTTGGATAAAATAAGTACTCAAGGTAGAGCGTCATTAACAGAAAAAGAAGTATCTTTGTTAAACAAGTATTCAAACCAAATTAAATAATATGATGAAGGACAAAAATTCGGCAATTCCAATCAACCAAGACGAGATTCAAGTTTACTTGAAAGATATCCGTAAGATTAAAGTAATGACACCTGATAGAGAAAAAGAACTCTCTGAAATGATATCGAAAGGTGGTTTGTCTGATAAACAAATTCGTAACATCGAACAAGAACTTGTTGAAGGTAACTTACGTTTTGTTATCACGGTCGCTAAACAATATCAAAACCAAGGATTACCATTACCTGATTTGATTAATGAGGGTAACTTTGGGTTACTAAAGGCTATCCGTAACTTTGATTGGTCAAAGAATTTAAGATTTATATCATATGCGGTGTGGTGGGTTAGACAATCTATATTACAATCACTAAATGATAACGCAAGAACTATCCGACTACCTGTTAATGTTGTTCAGGACTTGTATAAGGCGAAGAAAGAAATTGAAACGTCAGGTGGTAATTTAAGTGATAAATTCCAAAATCTACCATCAATAATTGATTTAGATATGAATATCAACGATGAGGGTGATACATTAATCGACATCATTAAAAACGAGGGAGCTGAGATGCCTGACGAGGTTTTCAATGGTCAAGATATTCTAAAAACAAAGTTAATTGGTTTGTTAGATATCTTAGATGAACGTGAAAAAGTCATCATCGAAGATTATTTTGGATTGACAGGTACGTGTCGAACGTTAGAAGATATTGGTACTGATTTTAACCTAACTAAAGAACGTGTTAGACAAATAAAAGAAAAAGCGTTGAGGAAACTCAGAAATGAAAGCTCGGTCTTATTTGACTATATGTAAAAAAAAAGAAACCTTCTATTTATTATGATAGAAGGTTTTTTACATTTATAATGACTAAAATTAAAATTATGGGAAAAATTAATGACTTTATTACAAAACATTATCAAAAAATAGTATTCATCTTATTGTTTGCTATTTTCTTAAACACTTGTGGTAACCCCACAAAATCCGTGAATAAACGTATTGATGTTTTATCTGAAAAAATTGACTCTTTAGAGGTGATTACGGTGACTAAAACTGATTTAACTATCGAAGGGTTGAAATCTGAAAAAAGAATGATTCAATCAACTGATAGAAAGATGTTGGATGTTACGAGACAAACTGAGATTGATAAAGAGATTGAAACTTTAACAAAATAATGAAAAATATTTGGAATTGGATTAAGGACAACCCTATTAGGTTTATGTTCTTAATCCCTATTTTATTGGTTGCGGTTATATCAATATCACACGTTGTGTCTTGGTATGATTTGGCAAACCCATTGAGTTGGGCGGTTTACTTATCAATTGCGATTGAGGTAGGTGCGATGGTTGCATTAGTTGCTGCCACAAATAAGATTAAAGGTGGGGTTTGGTTTATGTTCGGATTGGTAACATTTATTCAAATGGTAGGTAATATCTTTTTCTCATTTAAAGAAGTTGATACTGACGGAGCGTTATTCAAATCTTGGATTGAGTTAACGGCCCCTGTTTGGGAAGTATTAGGTTCAGACCCGGCAGATTTAACGGCGATGAAACGTTGGTTAGCATTTTTAGAGGGTGGGTTATTACCGATTATTTCATTAACATCGTTACACTTTTTCGTTAAATTTGACGATAATAAACCTAAAGTTGAAACTATCGAAGAACCTAAAATTGAAGGTCCTACGGAAGATGAAGATGGTGGGTTAATGTCTGATTCTGTGATAAACCCTACTTATGAGATTACTAAAGAAGTTTATGAATCTAATGAGAAACAAGTTGTTTTTGATGAGGAAACAGGTGAGGTTGAATTACCTGAAGAAGAATTACCAATAGAAACTGAAGTTTATATAACTGAAACAACAACATTACCTATTATTGAAACATTTGCGAGTGAAGAAGAATATCTTGATTTACAGGAAAGTCATTCACCTGTAAATGAACCTGTAAATGAACCTGTAAATGATACTGTAAATGATACTGTAAATGATACTGTAACTGAGGGAGCAACTGAGGGAATAACTGAGGGAATAACTGAGGGAGTAAATGAGGGAGTAAATGAGGGAGTAAATGAGGGAGTAAATGAGGGTGTAAATGAGGGTGTAAATGAAATTATTGAAGTACAACCTATGGAATTTCCTGACGGTACGAGTATTTTATCATCAATGGATGAAGTTTATGAAGAACCAATAATTGAAACTACTGAAACTATTAGTGATGATGTTAGAGAAATATTAGAGGAAATTGGTGATGAAGTTTATACTACAACCACAACAACTCTTTATGACGAATACGTTAAAAGACTTAGTTATGTGAAACAATCTTAACACATAGGATAAAAGTTTAATATATGTGTCAATGGTTGATGTTCAAAAATATGGAAAATTTAAAGGTACGGGAAAACAAAAGAAAAAACATCAAATTATTCTTACCCATACCTCAAGAAATATAAATGATTATCTACAATCATTAAAATACCGTTACAACGGTGAATACGATAAAATCCCCCATTATGTGGTAACACGAGAGGGGGTTATTTTACAATTACTAACCAATTCTGAGTATAGTAATTATTTCCCTGAAACTAAAATAAATCAGGGGTCAATCATAATTTGTTTAGAAAATTTAGGTTGGATTCAAAAAGAACCCTTAAAAGATTATTACGTTAACTGGATTGGTGATATTTATAAAGGAGTGGTATTTGAGAGAAAATGGCGTGACTATTATTTTTGGCAACCATACACTGAGACACAAATAGAAAAGTTGGTTCAATTATGTAAACAATTATTCGATGAAACCTCAGTCGATTCTCAAATTATCGGTCATAATACTAAAATAAAGGATTTTCAAAAACAGGGGGGTGTGATAACCAGAAGTAATTACGATGTTGATTTTACTGATGTTAGTCCGGCTTTCAGTTTTGATAGTTTTACAAAAAAAATAGAAAATGGGTAATTCACACGATGAAATTAAAAGATTGTTAAAGGCTTCAAGGTCATTATTAACAACTACAAAACTAAATGAAGATATTAATAATATCAGAACCCAATATGGATTAATATCCGAACAAGAAAATATTACTTCAAAATTTAATCTTGGTAAATCAATTGAGGATGATATTGAAGATGATGAGTACGAAACTGCTGAAACTTCAGATGAAGAAGATGGAGAAAAAGAGGAAAGTAAAGACGATAAAAAACAAGCTTACAGAATTTCGGGGGGTGTGCTGGTTTTACACGGAAAAGACCAAACAGAGTTAGAATTAACTACTGATGAAAAAATTGCGTTCCAAGAAACTATGGATGAATTTATTGCTGAGGTATCTGACTTAGTTGACTTCAATAAATTAAATGTCTATTCGAAAAATGTTGAATGGTCAGGAAAAATTATTGATTACGGGGTTGAATTCTATTATTCAATCGGTGAAGAGAACGGAGTTTATATCGAAGGTGATATGATGAAATGTGATGATGAATTTTTGGTGTTCTTAAATAAATTGAAAGTTTATTATGAAAAATTTAAATCTAAATGGTCTAAAGTAATGGGCTCAAGAAAGAAAACAATTAAAACTGAAGAATGAAAACAATCTTAAAATATATTGATTTAAAAGTGGTGGTAATAATAGGTCTTATTATTACCATTTTGTGTTTAAGGTCTTGTGAGGTAAATACTGGCAAAATCACTTATGTTGGTGGTAAACCTTACGAAGTAATTAAACACACTGTGGATACTGTTTATGTACCAACAATCCAAACCGTTTATAAGAAAGGTGAGACCATATATAAGGAGATTCCGATTTATGTTGAATTACCGGGTCGTATCGACACCGTTGAGGTAATCCGTGATTATTATAGTAAAGTGGTGTATAAAGACACTTTAAAATTAAAAGATAGTTTAGGTTATATAGCTTTAACAGATACGATATTCCGAAATAATATATTGGGTCGAGTATGGGATTCACATATTAATAAAATGAAGATTAATGATGTTTTAATTGTTAAAGAACTACCTAAGAATCAATTTTATTTGGGAGGACAATTAGGATTGAATAATCAAACGGGATTTACTTCAATAGGACCATCAGTATTGATGAAAACTAAGAAAGATAAAGTATTCTCAGTTGGTGTTGGTTTAGGTCCTAATAAGACAATTCAATATCAAGGGGGTATTTATATTAAACTATGGTAGTATGGCATTAACGGCGAGTGATAAGAAAGAAATCGAAGTAATAATTCGAAAAGAAATCAAGGATTTTGTGGGGAGTACCACAATGAAACAATTTGAGGACAAATTATTGACTCTAATTGCTAATGAAATAAATCGTGGAAAAATCCACGGAAATGTTAAAGAGGTTGTGTTGAGAGTTTTTAGAGAGTTTTACAATTATATGTGGACTCAAAGAAGTTCTTGGGAACCAAGATTAAGAAACGCATAATATGAATATAGCTGACCAAATAAAAAGTAAATTTAATGAAATCTCAGCCGGTCAATTAGGTGGTATTGAAGGTGCTATGGTATCAGGTGAGATTAATAGAAAGTTATCATCAACAGATATGACTGAAGAAGAAGATTGTGAGACTTGTGATAAAACAGAAACTAAAGAAACCACAGGTTCGGGAAGTGCGGGAGGATATTCGGCACCATTGTTTAGTAAAGTTGAAGCTAACGAAACAACAAGTTCCTCATCTGTTGGAATGTATGACGCACCTGGGTTTGAAGATGTTAAAATGAAAGGTAATCATACTCGTGGTTCAGGTAGGTCTTATAAGAAAACACAAATACCTGGTGGTAAATTTGTTGAGGTTAAAGCTAAATGTAAAAAATTCCCATATTGTAACCAAGGTGATATGAAAGCCTTAAAAATATTTGAGGATAAAAAAATGCAGGACGCGATTAAAAATGTTAGTAAAAAAATGAATATAAGTGAGTCGGTAATTAAAAACATTATTGCTTATGAATATGAAAATAGAAAATCTAAATAAATAAACGAATATTCCATAATATTTATTATAAAAACAAAACAATGAGAAAAAATAATCAAAAAAACATAGATAGTTTAGTTAGTAAAATTTTATCTGAAACGTTGGAGGAAAGAGCGGATAACTTAGTATCAAGATTAAAACATAATGAAGTTAATGAACTTGGTGGTATGGACGATGGTCATCCAAAATTCGGAAGTAAAAACTTTTCAGAAATGTCTTCTGATGAGATAGCTGACTTATTAAAAAATTATAATGATGATGATTCTGATGTCGATTCTGAATTTGATGAGGAAATTAATGAACTTGGTGGTATGGACGACGGACACCCAAGATTCGGACGTAAAAACTTTTCAAAGATGTCGGCTGACGATATTGAAGATTTATTGAAACATTATGGTAATGATGATTCTGATTTTGAAGATGGGGTTGATGAATATTCTGATAATGATTCTGATTTCGAATACGAAGATGATGATTTTGAAAATGAATTAGATGAAAGTGGTTCAGGATTATGTGAATGTGGTAGTGGTCTTTATGAGAATGAATGTAACGAGTGTGGTGGTTCATATGGTATGATGGATGAAGAAGAAGGTTTTGACTCTGAAGAAAATGTTGGTGGTTGTAAAGCCGTTAAAGATACTATTGAAAGTAAAGGTGGTGAAGCTGATGAACTTGATTTGGACTTAATTAAAAGATATAATTGTAAATCATTGAATGAGTCATTAAAAGGTGGTCAAAAGAAATTAGACAAGAATAAAAATAATAAGATTGATGCTGAGGACTTCAAATTGTTAAGGGGTAAAAAAACTGAAACAAAAGAAAGTAAACCTGATTTCTTAGATTTAAATAAGAATGGCGATAAAAAAGAACCTATGAAAAAAGCTGCGAAAGAAGCTAAAAATAAAGGGGGTAAAAAAGAATCTTTGAAGTTATCTGAGTCTGAATTAATTGATTTAATTGAATCAATCGTTAAAGAAGATTTAAAAACAACAGGAGGTAAAGTTAGAGGGTTATCTGAATATGAGAAAGCTCATAAAGGTTCGGGTAAAGAAAATGATGATTACATCAAATCTGTAACTAAAAAAATGAAAGATTATTTAAAAGATGGTTCTAAAGGTGAATACACTGAAAACCCTAACCATTTTCCTAAAAATAACGGACAATTATCTAAAATGACTAAAAAAGGTTATACAATGTCTAAAGACGGTGATGAGTTTTTGGATGATTATATGAGACCTGGTATGGAGAACTTAGATTATGATGAAATTCAACCAAATGAAGATTGGATGGAAGGTAATATCGAAGGTTCATCTAAAACAGGAAATAACCCAAAATGGGCAAATGCTGAAGAAACTGACTTAGGTAAAAAACTTAATAAAAAACGTAAAGATAACAAGTTCGCTAAACTTCGTAATAAGTCATATAACAAAGCAACACAACCTATAACAGACAGACCGGATAATGAATCAGGAAATGGTCTTAACATTAAACTTGAGTCTACTGAAAAGACAACTAAAGTATTAAATGAAGAATTCACTAAAATCCAACATTTGATGGGTTATAGTAGAAAAACTCAATAATTTACTTTAACATAATAAGAATTATAATTTCTCCATAGACATTTATCTATGGAGAATTTTTTTAACTATATAACAAAGCCATTGACACCTGAAGACGTTGACGTTTGGTTTCGAAGTAATAATATTATACCCGAAAAATTGGTATTATATTACGACTTTACACGTTCATTAAATATGTTAATAGTAAAAACATATCTTGGTGAGACCGATAATACCATAGAGACCAAAATCACATTATCAGATGAAGATAATGGGAATCACTTTATTTGGTGTTGGAACCGAACATTAGAGAACTTCAAAAAAGAAAGTATTAACTTTTATCCCGAAGGTGAACATTTAGACTATTTTAAATCATTTTTCGATGATACATTTTATAATCAAAAAAATGAGGAAATTCGAAACGCTATTAATGATTTTTTCACCGATTTATTCGATACTAAAAAACCATTTACTAAATCCGATTTGGATATGATATCCTCTTTGTATAAAGTCTTGGATAAAAATATTGATAAATAAAAATTTCCCCCCACTATTTACATTAGGAGTAATAAAATTAACTTTTAGTATAAATAAAAATAAAACAAAACAACATTTAAAATGGAAACATTAGAACAAATCAAAGCGTTGGCTGAAGAATTATCAGTGGATACAACTAAGTTTTTTGGTGGTAATAAAAGCGCGGGAACAAGAGCTAGACAAACCGCTCAAAAATTGAAAAAACAATTGGACGAGTTAAGAAAAGAAATTTTAGCTGAAAGAAAAACTGAGAAATAATGAACGATATTAATACAATATTTCTATTTGTATTTATTTTTTCAGTAATCACTGTGTTAAGAACAGTGTTTAGGTTTATAGTGTCCCTATTACAATCAACACCACAGAAATTGGTATTAAGTAATAGGGAACTACTTTCCCTAGGATTAACAATAACATATTGTTTAACATACATTATAAAAAATTAATTATGAGTTTATACAAAGAATTTTCAACATTATTTCCATACTTACAATCGGTTAGGAAGTTAAAGAATTATCTAAGTTTCGACCTTAGTATTCCCAATTCTTGGAAACTACCTAAAAAGTATGTTGATGAAGAAAAGATTATGGAACAGGAATCAAAAATTGAAGGACATAGGTTAATATCATTTGTTACTGAAATTAGCGAAGATGCGGTTGAAAAAAATACGGAGAATATTCAAAATATTATTAAGTACAATTTAGACCGAGAAGAAAAAGATAGATTATTCCAAGTGAAAGTTTCGGAATTAAAAACAATTTTTGAAAAACAAAGTTTAGGTAAGTTAAAAAATCTATCATTTGAAATTAGAACCGAAAAAATTGAATTAGAAGATGAAGAAGAGTCAGTTGGAATTACAGGCGAGCTTGTTAGAGAAGGAGAGGAGTAAGATACACCTTGAATTAGAACGTGAGAAGAGACAATTTATCAATCAAATTAAACAAGTTCAAAAAGAAGAAATATTACCTAAAAAACCTGAAAAGTTGTCATTATGGAAGAGAATAATAAAAGTATTGATGGGATAGTTGAAAGACTAGCTTTAATTGTGGAGGCGACTGATTCATTATTTCCTGAAGGGAAGATGGCGGTTGTGTTCCAATTAAATGAGAAAGATTTTAAGAGAGTACAGGACAACTTTAGAGAAGTTGACAGAGGACATAAGCAATTTAAAATTGATATTTCAGGAACAGAATTTATTTTTTTACAGGAAACGTCGTTGACTGACGAAAAAGATAAGATTTAGGAAACCCGTAATTGACTAGTATATTGTATAAGTATTTTCGTTGTGATGACGATGAATCTTTTACAAACATACAGTCAATTTTTTTTTGCCCGATAAAAACTTTAGATAGGTTATCAATAAACCTTAAAGAGTCCTCATCATTTTTAAATGTGAATAGATTAATCACATCATCATTTTGAACAATTATTTTGTTATTAAGTTTTGAAACCATCTTCAACCCAACACCCGATAAATATTGCTTAGTGAATTGTTTAGTGTTAATTTTCTTTTTTGTTGTGTAATCCAAAAATTGTTCATCAATTTTATATGGTAAGACTTTTATAATTGAAAACTCATCATCCTGTAAGTCAACTTTACTTTGCCTACCGAAATCATCTTTAATGTAAATAACTTCCTTATTCGTCCCCTTTTTACCTAATAACGCAATCTCATAGTCAGATTTAAAACCATTCTCGTATTTTTTATCAAAAATAACCTCATCACTCTCCTCGACAAGTTTTTTATAAAACTCATCGGCGTTTTTAAGTGTTATAAATTTCTTGATTATTTTCTTTTTTACTTTATTTTTGAATAATACTATGAGGTAATGATGCTCCATAAATAATAAGTAAAATTAAATACGGATAAGTAAATGAGTCGTGAGAATTATTACGAAATACTAGGTGTTGATGAAAAGGACAATCAAGACACGATTAAAAAAAAATATAGAAAATTAGCCAAAGAACATCACCCTGATAAAGGTGGGGATGAAAACTTATTTAAAAGAATATCTGAAGCGTATGACGTATTGGGGGACGACAATAAACGAGCTCAATATGATAGTCAACGAAATAACCCATTCAGTGGTATGGGTGGTGGTGGATTCAATCCATTTGAACAAATGTTCAATCAGCAAAGACAACAACGACAAGGAGCTCCTGATAAAGTAATTGATATTTTAGTAGGTGCGTTAGAGTCGTTTAATGGTTCTGATAAACACATAACATTCCAAAGGAAACATATGTGTAATGATTGTGGTGGGCAAGGTGGTGATAGACACACTTGTCAACATTGTCACGGTAATGGATTTGTAACTCAAAGAATAGGAACGGGGATGTTTGTACAAATGGTACAATCACATTGTAATGCCTGTAATGGTCAAGGATTTTCCTACACTAGAGTCTGTCATACTTGTCAAGGTTCGACAACTCAGGAGAAAATCGAAACAGTTAGTATTAAATTACCCCACGGAATTGATGATGGTCAGTTTTTGAAATTACAAGGTAAGGGTGATTACTATAAAGGTATTTATGGTAATTTAGTTGTTCGAGTTAGATTAAATCCTGAAAACGATTTTGAGAAGTTTAATAATGATTTAATTTACAATAAATATTTTGATTTGAATGGGTTAAAAAGTGAATCATTTGAGGTTCCACACCCACAAGGTGCATTGTCAATAAAAATGCCACCAACGTTTGATACGTCAAAACCCCTAAGAGTTAAATCCAAGGGGTTCAATGGGGGTGATTTATTTGTTAAGTTATTTGTAAAGTTTGCTCGTTAATTAACGAGCAAACAAATGATAAATGTCTTGAACTATTTTAACAATACCATAACAAGACGTAAATACTACCGAAAACCCAACAACTAAAATTGATACGTTATTTTTACCGATACCTTTATTACCACAAGATTTACAAGACTTCCCATCTTTATCACCAACTTCAGTGATTCTGTTTAACACATCCGCCTCAACAACATTACCTTCAAATTCTTCCATAATTATTAATTTTTTTTTATAAATATAAATACAAATAAACTAATTTCAAGGTTGATTTGGGGAATTATAATAACTATTCTTACATAAAAAAAGTATGCTAAGTTACATCGGAGGGAAAAGTAAGATAGGGAAATGGATTGTTCCATTTATCCCAAATGACATTGAAACATATGTCGAACCATTTAGTGGTATGTTTTGGGTATTCTACAATATGGACCTAAAAAAATACCCCAACTTAACCAAGGTTGTTTACAATGATTTTAATCCATTGAATTATAATCTGTTTAAATGTTTACAGAACCCAACAGAATTGTTGAATGCGATTAATTCATTTGAATGCCAGCAAGTGGGGGTTGAAGTTACTCCACCTCATCTAAAAGAATTATTTAACAGGTTTCAGGCTGAAATATTTGCGGAGAATTTCAGCGTAACCCCTGGTGATTATCAGACTGCGGCAAAATATGTATATGTTATAACTCAAGTATTTTCAGGGTCAAAACCTGAAAAGAGTTCGTATATCGACCTTAAAGGTAAGTACAAATCAAAATACTTAACATTCCGTGATAAGTTATCTAAACCTGATTGGTTGGAGCACTTCTTAAAAATTACTGAGGTTGAGAATATGGATTTTGCTGATGTTATTACTAAATATGATGGACCTAAAACGTACTTCTATACTGACCCACCATATTGGAAGACTGAGAACTATTACTCTAATCACGATTTTGATAGAGAAGACCACGAAAGGTTAGCGAATGTTTTAAAAGATATGAAGGGTAAATTTTCATTATCTTATTATGATTTCCCATTATTATCTGAGTGGTTCCCAAAGGATGAATACGTTTGGGAAAGTAAGTTATTCGCTAAAGCAGCCGCGGCTAAGAAAGGTAAAACTCAAAGTATGGGGGAAGAATTGTTAGTGATGAATTATAGTATTTAATAGTTATTTTAAAAATTATGACTATTTTTGAAAACTGAAATATTTATTAATAAAAATAAAATTATGAGAATAACTTCATTACTTTCAAACTTAATTGTTGAACAATCAAGATTTCAAGTATTATACGATAAATTGGTAAAACCAGTACCAAGTAACGACCCTACTAAAAAAGCCAAAGGAGCCCTACCTTTCGAGATATTAAAACAAGTGATTTTTGCTGACCCTACAGTCCAAATGCCTGAGAACTTTGATGTTGAAGGTGCGTCTGTTGAGGATATGGAGAAAGTAAAGGTTGGTAAATTTACTCAATGGTTACTTAAAAGTTTGGTTAAACCTTCCAACGAAGAACTAGCGGAAATTGGTGATATTGAAGGTCTTGACCCAAAATCACCTGAATATAAGGCGATTGTTAAAGAATTCCGTAGACGATACCTTGAGGATTTATTTAAACTAAATGACTTACTTAAAAAGTTTGAATCATATAAAGCACATATCCCACAGGAAAGTCGTGACATTAATAAGTTAACACCAATGTCGTTAACTAGAGTTATCACATCAATTCCTGAAGATGTTGTTGCTAAGAAAAATAAAGAAAGTTTAAAGAAAGACATTCGAAAAGAACGTGAAGGTTATTCACATCCAGGTGCTGAGGTTATGAAAGTTGGTAGTGACTATACTTTAATTAAAATTGAAGGAACAGGTGACTTACAACGTGAGGCGGCATCTTGGTATGGTGGTTATTATGATTACCAAAATGGTGAGTCACATTGGTGTACTTCACCTCCGGGTTCAAACTACTTTATGACTTACGCTAAACAAGGTCCATTATATGTTATCTTAGCAAATGATGATAAAGGTTTGGTTGGTAAAAGAACAGGATTACCTCAAGAAAGATTCCAATTCCACTTCCCATCTGACCAATTTATGGACAGAATGGACCATAGAGTAAATTTGGTTGAATTGTTAAATGGACCATTGTCTGAATTTAAAGATGAGTTTAAACAAGAATTCGCAAAAGGTTTAGTGTCAAATAACTCAAAAACAGTTGATATTAATTACCCTAACAGTTCAGCGGGTAAATTCGTAGCGTTATACGGGTTTAATGAGTTATTCGAAAGTTTACCATCTGATATTGATAAATTACATATAAACAATACTTCAAAAGAAAACATCGCACTTGATGTTCCTGAAAGTTTAGGTAAGTTTACCGATTTACAATCAATAATGTTCACTAACTTAGTGAAAACATTACCTGATGTATTCGATAGAATGCCAAACTTGTATTTCTTATCATTAACTGAAAACAAACAATTGGAAGCAATTCCTGAAAGTGTTGCAGATGCTGATATGTTGAATTTCTTAGTATTGGTAGATTCAAATCCAAGTGTTAAGATACCTGAAAGACTTAGAGAGAAACTTGAAGAAGATGCTCCTATGTTCTTCACTGTAATGTAATTATAATTAAAACAAAATATATGATGAAGAATGTTGATGTTGATATTTATTTAAATCATTTTAAAACGTTTTTTGATAAAAACCCTAATGATTTAACCGAGTTACTTGGTGATGTGTTGGTAAACGATTTCTATAACAAAGTTGAAGAGCAATGTTATAAGAATCTTGAGAAAGGTGAAGATATTTCAGTGACACGACAACAATTGATTGAAATCGTAGTTGAACTTAAAAGTGGGGAAATACCACCTGAAGAAGTTAAACGAATCAACAAACTATTCCAAAAAACAAAATACGGTTCATTTTGTTTGAACTAAAATAATCCCCCAAAAAAATTGGGGGATTTTTTTTTTGAAGTTATGGTGCCAATTCAAAAAAGTGTGTATCTTTGTTAAACCAAAACGATAAAGATATGAGAAACGCGATTATGACCTTAGACCAAGTTAAAGAAGTAGCACCATCTGTATTCGCTACAAGTCCATCACCAAAAGTATCTAACAGATACACATTCGTTCCAACAGTGGATATCGTAGAGAACTTCCAAAGAGAGGGGTGGGAGATTGCGAGTGTAAAACAAACAGGGAAAGGTGTCCACGGATTACACGAAATCAAGTTCCGTAATGGTGAATTACCAAACGTTGGTGACACATTGATTGAAGCGATAGTGTCTAACTCACACAATGGTATGGCGACGTTAAACATTAAGGCGGGTTTACACCGATTAGTATGTGCTAACGGATTAACAGTACCTACGGCGTTATCTGAGGCTTTCAGAGTAAGACATACAGGTTTCGAGTTAGAAGATGTTAAACGATTGACTGAGGACTTCTCAAAAAGACTACCAATCATCGAAGGTTCAGTTAACCGAATGATGGGGAGAGAGTTGACGACTGACGAGAAGATTGACTTCGTTAGAAAATCTGCGGAGGTTCGTTGGAAAACAGGTTCAGTACCGGCAACTTTAGACTACGAAGAAATCTTGAATCCATTGAGGGACGAGGATAAAGGAGACTCACTTTGGCAAGTATTCAACGTGGTTCAGGAGAAGTGGGTTAGAGGTGGTATTCAATACAAATCTAACAGTGGTCGTAAAACTAAACTTAGAACGTTGAACGACATCTTAAATACTAACCGAATCAACACCAAACTTTGGGACTTGGCTGAGGAAATGTTTTAATACGACGGGGGTGAAAATCCCCCTTTTTTTTATATCTTTACACTATGGAAAAAATATATGAATATATTGTTGGTAACTACAATACGGATTTCTATTGTAACTTCAACTCATTGGAACCAAAAAAAGTAAAAAACGAAAGTCTTTTTGGTGAGGATTGGGAGTATACGGCTAAGAGTATTGGTACTGCGAAACATCCCCATTTTGAATATGATGAAACTAAAAAATCATCTAAGGATGAAAAAACGTTTGAAGAGAATTATGCCAACCCATTATGTGGGGTCCGACACGCAAGACGAATTATATCCGTGGAAAGGACTGATACTAAAGTTTCCATTAAGTTGTTTCTATATGAAAGGATAAGAAAACCTGGTAAACCATATTTTATTAAATCAACGGGGTTATATTTCGTAACCTACAATTATAAAACAAATTCATTATATAATGGGTCGTTAATTAATTACCATTTAAAACGAAAGTGTAAAAAGACACTCAGAAGGTCAGGATTGTGGGAAGACCCTATTGAGACAATTACGGAAAAGATTAAGAATTTTTTCACTAACCTGTCTTTTTGGGATACAATGACTGAAGTACCTAATTTTGATATTGACAAGCCGATTATTGAATTTATTAATTCGATACCTGGTATTAAAGAGTATGACGAGGAACCTAAATACTCGTTGTATAAACACTTTTTAATTACGAGTGGGGTCAAACTACCTAACAATTGGAAACCACTCATTGAGGTCTACCCACAACCAAAAAAACCTGATTATAAAAAGGTGGGGTACAAGTATGTCGATGCGTTTATGAACCTTCAAGATATGAAAGGTGATAAACTAAAACGTGTATTACATACAATTGAAAGATTTAATGTGACGGCATATAGATGGGGTGCAAAGTTCTTCGGTACTGATTTTCTTGTGTCAAAACCTGATAGTGAGTTGAAGATGATAATTGAAAGTGGTGCGTATTTTGCTGATGATAGTATGAATGTCCCGTTCACAAAAAGTGAACTGAATAACATATATCAAATATTTCTTTTGGTGTGTTCGGGAGTTCTTGATTATAGTACAATCGTTGACCACATTAATTTCAGAGCGAGATTGGAAAAATTACAACCGGTTAAATGGAAATCAAAAACACTAAATGGGTTTATTGATGAACACGATGAGTGGTCCAAACTTATTTCAAGTTATACTAATGGGGTAACAACAAGACGATATAGTCGAGAATTCCAAGGTTCAGTGGAAAGACCAATATCATTTAATGGTGATGTTTATTACCCTGTGTTATTGTCAACAACAGATGATTATAACAATGAGTCGTCAGTTCAAACCAACTGTGTTAGAACTTATATTAATCGACCTGATTGTTTCATCATATCTCTTAGAAAGGGTGGGTTTGATAGTGATGAACGATTAACAAATGAATTCGCATTAACGGTTGTTAAAGATGAATTAAAAATTAAAAGAGTTCAGACTAAAGCGAAAAGAAATAGTCAACCTGATATTAGTTGGTCAGGGGTTTTAGAGGTGTTAGATGAGCGAGTTGCTTATTTACACACACAAAAACTATTCACATTACCTCAAAAAGACGTGGAATTTAAGTTGGGTATGGGAACTCACTCTGAAGCTATTGTTTACAATAATGGGGATTATTCTACCATTATATGGGATGAAAAATTAGAAGAAATGGAATTAAATAAATTTACATTTTTTCCCGAACACGATTTTGATGATTTACCACTATAAAGATTAAACTATGATACCAAAACATTGTATAGAATTATTTAAAGCTAAATATGAATCATATCCATCATATACCAAAGTATTAATGGATTCTAATATGTTTAAAAAATTAGTAAACCGAAGTGAATTACTTTGGTGTAGTCATTCGATTAGAGATAATGAGGATAATGTGTTAGCGTCATTACATTCTTTTCACGAGTCAGGTATTTATATTTACTTGGACACTGAACTTCAGGGTTCGATTTATGAGAATGTTGTGTACTTTATGTATCAGGCAGATAAAAAACATATTGCAGATTTTACAATAAACCAAATAATAAAACAAAAGAAAAATGGAAATAAATAGTATTGAATTACAAGAGAAGATTAAAAAAGGTGATAAACTTGTTGTTGATTTCTTTGCAGAATGGTGTGGTCCGTGTAAGATGATGAAACCTATCTTTGAAAGAGTTGGAGCGGATGCGATTAGTAATAACTCGTTAGTTTCTTATTACACATTTAATGTTGAATCTGATAAGGAATTTGCAGCATCATTAGGAATTAGAAGTATTCCAACTGTTAAATCATTCTCAGAAGGTCGTGAAATCACAACACAAACAGGGTTGTTACAAGAAACTCAATTGAGAAACTTAGAAAATATATTAATCAATGGATAAATTAGTGATTGTTTATACGATGAACGGTTGTCCATTCTGTGAAATGATGAAAGAACAACTTAAAGAATCAAATATCGAATTCTATGAAAGAGATATTGACGAACATAAAGATGAATATGATATGTTTGTTGAGATTACTGAAAATGATTATGTTCCGGCATTTATGATTGTCGAATCACCTGGTGAAGAACCCAAATCATTACTCTTCGCACCTGAAAGAGATTTCAATGAGATATCGGAAGGTATTGATATAATTAAAAAACATTTATTGGTATAAAAAAAACCCCATTTTTAACGAATGGGGTTTTTTGGTTAAAATATAACACAATCATTGGTTCGGTCTTTAACTAACCAAGGTTTATTATCGAATGGGAGAAGAATATCATCTAAAAAGTCATAACCCTCCAACCTCTCATTAAAAGTCGTTAAATCGAAGTCAAATACGTCTAAAACCATTGATTTAACGAAACCGTCGTTATACATTGAATTGGATTTAATGTCTATCATAAAATCTTCATCCTCGTCAAGTCTCGTGGAAATTTTAAAAGAAAGTTTTTGTGATACAATTGGGTTCATTATGTTGTGAGCGATATACTCGGAATAGTAATAATGTGAACGACCCATATTCAAACTATAACCGTGTGGAAATTCTGAACTAATACTTAATGGGGGGTAAACGAAATTGGTTAATTCGTCAATATCGTCATTGGAGAAATTTACCTCATATAGTAAATCATTTGTGATTGAAAGAGAATTATCTAAACCTGCGTGTTGAATAATAAAGTTAGTGTAGGTTGGTCTTGATGTGTTATAGAAGTCAAACCAAAATGTGTCTTTCTTATTTAGGTCAACATCGTAGACAAGTAAATCAATAAGGTTAAATTCCCCATACCCTAAGTCTTCAAGGGTTTCTTTGTATTCACTGATGAATGATGTTTTAATGGTGTTTAGTTCTAATAAGGTTTCTAATGATGTCATCCCATTAACTAAAACAAATTTACCACAATCGGTAACTTCAATGACAGAATCGTAATCACCTTTTTTGTTAATCTCTTTTAAAATATAGTCGGCTAATAGGTTGACAACACCTCGATTTAAATTTGGATTTATGTATTTCATATTAATTGTTTTTATAATTAATATCGAAATTTAGTAACACTTTAAATAGTTTAAACAAAAAAAGGGAGTTAACAACCCCCTTTATACAATAAGTTTTAGCCCATTACCTTTTTGTGTAATACTTCTCAACTACTTTTTTAATCGACTCTTGAATAGATTGATTATTGGTTTTTTGACCTTCAGGTTGTGAAGGTTGTTGACCTTGTTGAGTTGTAGGTTGTTGTGCTTGGTTTCCTTTGTTTTTACATCCACATCCCATATTAATGTTTTTTATTAAAGTTTATACATAGATAAATATCAACGAAAAGGTTTAATTGTAAAGTTTAATGGACTATTTATTGTAATAATTGATATTTATTGATATGAAAAAAATTAGATTAACTGAAAGTGGTTTGAAAGGGTTTGTTCGTGCGATTGTTGAACAAGTTGAAGGTGAATATTACCATATGGAACCTGGCCAATTTTTAACGATGTTAACTGCCGGTGTTAACCGAATGGATATAGTAACTAAATTAAAACGATTCCAAGGGAAACTTGTGTGGATTGATGGTGATTTGGATTTGTCATCAAAACCTATCACAACTTTAGGTAATCTTGCCGGTGTTTCGGGTGATTTAAAATTGGCGAGTTGTAAAAATCTTAAAGATTTGGGTAAATTAAAATATGTTGAGGGTAAGTTGGACATATCATATTCAAGGGTATCATCAGTAGATGGTGTTGAATTTGGGTCAATATCAGCATACGATTCTGAGTTAGAAAATAAAAAAATACGTCAGGAATATAACGCAAAATTTGCCGAAATGCAAGCCGATAGAGAAGAAGGGACATTTGATGACCTTAATAGTAGTGAAGAGGCGGCAAAACGATGGGCATTATTAGAATATCTTTCAAATAACGATAGTTCTGTAATGATTAAGACCGATGAGGTCAAAGAAGAATACGATGAGTTAAAACGACGATTAGAACTATTACAAGACCGATACAATGAAACTGATGATGACGAAACTGTTGATTCATTACAAGATGAAATTGATGAGGTAGAATCTAGAATTGAAGAAATTGAATCCGAATATTATGACGTTTATGATATTGTTGATTATGGATATAACTCATTTATTGTTCGTGATTTAGGTGGTTTCCGTAATCCTAACGAATATTCTGTTATGACAACTGATGAAGCTGATAAAGCGTTAGATGATTATTGGGATAATTACATTGATGATGTAGGGTATGAAAATTTTAGTAAGGACACACTTGAACGTCATATTGATGGTGATGATGTTGCTGATGATTTTAAAGATTATTATTATGATGATATTAGTAGTGAACCTCAAGCATATTTTGATTTAAATAACTTAGATTATACCGATGACCAAGAACGTGAAATCGCGACTTTACAAGCGTATATTGATGAGTTAGATGTGTACATATCTGAGTTGGAAGAAAAACAATCATCATTAGAGGATGAGATTCCTATTGATAGTGACGAGTATTCACCGGCTTATGATGAGATTCAAAATTTAATTGAAAGAGCTGAAGAAAAGAAAGACGAAACTCAAGAAAAAATTGATGAGATTGAACCTGAAGTTAGTGAAGATATGATTGAGTCTGAGGTTGAAGATAAATTAGCTGAAATTAGACGAGACCCTTTAGGGTTTTTGCAAGATATGGGTTATGATAGTAAAACCATATTTAGATATGTTGATGAAAAATCACTTAAAGAAGAATTAATAAGTAATGGTGATTATGGTGATTTGAATAGTTATGATGGTAGTTATGATGAGATTAATGTCGACGGTACTTACTATGTTGTTATGAGAACTAATTGATGTTTAATAGTTTTCAATTATATTTCAGTTAAAAGATTAACAAATGGCTAAAAGCAAAAAATACAACTTTATAATGGAAACCGATTGGTTATTCCAAGGAATCATAGATGCTGAACAAAAACAATACGTATTACTAGACTACTTTCAAAAATTAAACAAATATTTTGAGGAACTAAAAGTTTACCCAATGTTTATTGAATTGTCATTACATTTGGGTAATATGCAAACATTATCGACACAGAATAAGATATTATATACCGAGAAGACTTTTAAAACACCTGATGATGAATTATTGTTATCGGATTTAAAACTCAAAGACATACCGGTATTGACTGATGAAGAATTGACTGAATACAAAAAAATTGTTGAATATTGTCAACCACAAATCCACGACTATTTTAATTTTGCGAAATCATTATGGTCTGTAGTATTTGATTCAATTAAAGTTAAACCAAAATTGAATAAATCCAACTTACATAACAAAATTGGGTTCTTTTATTATAATGATGGGAGTATTACTTATGTATGGAGATATGTTACCAAAAAGGTTTATAAGGTAAAAAATCAAGAAAGAACCGAACTAACATTAATTTTTAAAAATGACTTAAAAGATTTGACCATCTACGACGTTATCCCTAAATTTTCTAAAACATATGAAAAGAATAATGAGTCAGAATCGCCTATCTTTGAAGTAACCTGTAGTAATGAATTCCCATTGGAAGAAACATTGTTACCTATCTTTAAAAGAAAGATTTTGTCGTATATTAATCAAAAAGATATAATTGACACCAAAACCGAATTTGTTAACTAAACCTAATATTATGGAAAAAACTTTAAAACTACTTGAAGCAAAATTAAGATTACCAATCCATATTAATTATATTTCAGAACATATCCTGAAAAAAGATTTGGAAGAAACTCGAATAATCATAAATAATTTGATTTCTGACGGGTTTATAGTTGAAAGTGAAACTTCAAAAGATTATTATAGGGTAAAGTGATAATTTATGGAAAAAGAAATGGTTAATAATCCCGTTCATTATGGGGGAAAAAGTAACCCGTATGAAGCAATCAAAGTTATTGATGCTTGGGAATTAGGATTTTCATTGGGTAATACGGTTAAGTATATCTCAAGAGCGGGAAAAAAAGATAGTGACGCTGAGTTACAAGATTTGAAGAAAGCGTTATGGTATCTTCAACATCATATCGACAATTTAGAAAAAAAACAAACTACATAGTCTACAAAATAAAATAGTCTGAACCTATATTTATATTTAAATAAAAGTTTATAGACTATTTTTAAATGGCTAATCAAAAAGTACCTCAATTACCGGTATTATCCGCAGTGACGGGTGAAGATTTATTCTATGTTGTTGACGTTAGTGATACAACGGATGACCCCACCGGTAGTTCGAAACAAATTACACGAGACGATATATTAACGAATGTCAATCAGATTGAGTTTGATGTTACCGCAACTACAACATCCCAAATAGGTAGTTTAACTTGGGATGCTGGCACAGGTACATTGAATGTTGGTGTTGGTGTTCCAGGTGGGACATTAATTGACTTACAAGTAGGTCAAGAAGAACTTGTTAGAGTTTATAATGAGGAGGCTACTACTTTAGTTAAGGGTGAAATAGTTTATGTTTTTGGTTCTCAAGGTAATAGACCCTCAGTTAAAAGAGCGATAGCGACAGGTGATGGTTATTCAGTAACTACATTAGGTATGGTTACCTCAGACATTACATCAGCCGGGGAAGGTTATGTAACAACATTTGGTATTATAAGTAATTTAAATACTAATGGTTTTAGTGGTGGAACTGCATTATGGTTATCACCAACAGTTGCTGGTGGTTATACATCAACAAAACCACAAGCACCCTATCACACAGTATTAATTGGTTATGTTATTAGACAATCTGCAACAGTGGGTTCCATATTTATTAATATTTCAAATGGTTGGGAATTAGACGAACTACACGACGTTAGAATTACTAATCCTACGGAGGGGGATGTTTTAGTCCGTTCAACATATAATGGGTCACCCGTATGGGTTAACACACCGTCACAATCACCAAGTTTATTTAATTACGGATTGGCTAATGCAATTATGACAGGAAACTTTTTAACATAAAAATAAATAAAAAAATAATATAAAATGGCAAATACATCATTAAATACACAACCAATTTATACGGCATCCGCTGACACACAATGGGTAGGTTCTGTATTGACGGCTAACACAACTAAAGATTTAACATCAGGAACCGCTTATATGGCATTTCACGCATCAACGACAAATGGTGGTTATGTTCAAAGGATGAGGTTCAGAGCGTTAGGGACTAATGTGGCGACAGTTGCAAGAGTATTCATTAATAATGGGGATGTTACAGGAACAACAGAAAATAATACATTGTGGGATGAAATATCATTACCTGCAGTAACACTTTCAGAAACTGCGGCTTTACCTACATATGAATTACCATTAAATTTTGCATTACCTCCGGGTTATAAACTTTTTGTTACAGTAGGAACTGCGGTTGCTGCGGGATATGATGTGACAGTAATTGGTGGTAAATATTAAGGTTATGGAATATATTTTATGTGAATTTGAATATGGGTATGAAGGTCAATTGTACCAAGAAATTAGTAATGGTTCAGTTATTAGATTTACTGACTTAGACGGTAATACTTTAACTCTTGAAGGGAGTTATGGTTATAGAGTAATAAACTCCACACCTGAAAGACCCGTTTGGGCTAATTAATTATGGGTATAGATTATAATCATATAAATGATAATAGTTTAAAAAACCAAGTTTTTTATTTTGCAGGAACTGATGCTTGGCAAACTTGGATTAAACCACCTAATTGTAAATTCGTTAACTTCTTCTTAGTAGGAGGTGGTGCGGGTGGACGTGGTGGGGCGACAGGTGCGGCATCAACACGAAGTGGCGGTAACGGAGGTGGTTCTGCCGCGTATGCTTACATAACCGTTCCCGCTTTTACTTTACCCGATATGTTATATATTCAAGTTGGTGGTGGTGGTATTGGTGGAGCGTCAGGTAATGGTGCTGGTGGTGTTGGAGGTTTAAGTTATGTTTGTTCAATTCCTGATATTTCAACACGTTATAATATATTAATGAAAAGTGGAACATTGGGTGCGGGAACAACATTAACTCAAAATGCTGGAACAATAATTGTCCAAGCGGATATCATATTAGGTCAAGTTGGTTTGGTTTCGGCGTATGCAGGTCAAGCCGGTGGTATAGGTGGGTCATCAAGTACTCCCGCAACTAACGTAACACCATCAGGTATTCCGTTCACAGGTGGTGCGGGTGGTGCGGGTTGTAGTTCGGTTGGAACTTTAGGGGCATCTGCAAGTATTGTGGGTATTTTAGATTTCCCAACGATTTCAGGTGGTACTAACACCGCAGTTCAGAGTGCAACCGCCAATCCGGGTAATAATGGTTATGCGACAAGAGAAAACTTCATCGGACCAAACTTTAAAACACCAATGTTCTTTAGTGGTGGTGCTGGTGGTGGTGCGGCTTCACAAACATTAGGTGTTGGAGGTAAAGGTGGTGATGGTTCATTCGGTTGTGGTGGAGGTGGTGGAGGAGCCGGAGGTAACTCAACCGCAGGAATCGGTGGTCGTGGTGGTGACGGATTCGTTATTGTAACAGTTACTTAAATTATGATAGATATTTTTAATATAGTTGACGGTAGTCAAAACAGACAAGTTTTTTATGCCAATGGAATAAATTCATTCTATAGTTGGATTAAACCTCAAAATTGTCAATTCGTTCATTTCTTCTTAATTGGTGGTGGAGGTGGAGGTGGTGGTGGTCAAGGTGCTGGAACTGCGACCGCTAGACGTGGTGGTGGTAGTGGTGGTTCATCCGCAGGAATGAACGCCTTAGTACCCGCTAGTTACTTACCTGAAATCCTACACATCCAAGTTGGTGGTGGTGGTTCTGCGGGAATTGGTGGGACAACTAACAGTAACGGTGGGGCAGGAACATTATCATATGTTTTGGTAGCTTCTGATACAGGAAAAACCGCATCAAATGTTTTATATCAAAGTGGAACTGCGGCTGCGGGTGGTGGTGCTTCAGGATTAAATGGTGGAACTGCGGGAACTGCGGGAACTCTTTGGAGTGAAACTACAGGTATATTCTCAGAATTTAGTTTAGTACCCGCATTTGATGGTTTGCCAGGTGTTTTAGGTCAAACAACCCCAATACCAAATTCAATCACTATTAGTGGTATAACAACACCGGGTGCTGCGGGTGCGGGAATGAATGGTGGGACTGCTCAAGCGGGAGGTAATGTAAATGCGGGTGGTAATATCCCCACAATGACAGGTGGACCTGCGGGTGGTTCAGCTACTAACACAACACCGGGTGGTAGTGGTAGTGGTGGTTATATGTCATTTAACCCGAACACTAATGGATACTCCACAGAACCTTTAGTTTTCTTAGGAGGTGCGGGTGGTGGTTCATCAGATGGTGGACCTGGTGGTCAAGGAGGACACGGAGCCTTTGGTAGTGGTGGAGGTGGCGGTGGAGCCGGAATAACTAACCAAGGTGGTAATGGTGGTAGAGGTGGTGACGGATTAGTCATAATAACATATTGGTAAATAATAATGATAGATATATTTAACTTACCCGGTAAAGAAAATAGTAATCAAGTTTTTAGGGTTAATTCATCAGGAGCAACTGCTTGGCAAACTTGGTCAAAACCAAATAACGCATCTTTCGTTTATATTTTATGTATAGGTGGTGGTGCTGGCGGTGGTGGAGGTCGTGGAAATACTAACAACTCAGGAACAGGAGGTGGTGGAGGTGGTTCTTCAGCATTCGCGGCAGGACTTTTTCCTGCGTCATTATTACCTGACACATTGTTCGTTCAAGTAGGTAGAGGTGGTGTCGGTGGAACAGGTGGTATCGTTAATGGTAATGGTGGAATAGGTGGTAGTGGAGAACATTCTTATGTTTCTGTAATCCCCTCAACGGGAACTACTGCGGTATTAATGAAAAATGGTAATGTCGCCCCAACAGGTGGTGGTGGTGGAACAACATCAGTTAATGGTACTGCAGGGGCTGCGGGAACAATATGGACTTACTCAACTTCATTTATATTTCCTCAGTTAGGTCAAATAAATCCTGTTGCTGGCCAAATCGGAGTTGTTGGTGGTTCAAGTGGTGGTGGTACGGGTAACTCAATTACATTAATATCACCTGTTTCTGCGGGTGCTAGTGGTGGTGGGAACTCTGCGGGTGGTGCAACTGCGAATGGTGGTAACATTACAGGTACAGGTATTATACCAACACTTAGTGGTGGAACCGCAAATTCAGCAACTGTTATTGATGGTGGTCACGGAATGGGAGACCAAGTTGATGGTTCAGGTGGTAATACTGATACGCCATTATTTTACACAGGTGGTGCTGGTGGTGGGTCATCAAGTACTGCGGGTAGAGTTGGTGGATTTGGAGGTGATGGTGGTCACGGTTGTGGTGGTGGTGGAGGTGGTTCCGCACAAAACGCAGCCGGTGGTGCGGGTGGTGACGGTGGTCACGGATTAGTCATTATTACTTGTTGGTAGTTGACATTTCAACTCAAAAAATCTATTATTAAGTATGGAAAATTATATTGGAAAAATTATAAATGGTAGTTGTATTGATGTAATGGCGGATATGCCAATCAATTCAATTGACCTAATTGTTACATCACCCCCATATGGAGTTGGAATTGCTTATGACGTACACGATGATGATATGTACATTGAAGAATACTTAAAGTTTACAACTGAATGGTTAACACAAGCCTATCAAATATTAAAGGATGATGGTAGAATCGCCATCAACATACCATACGAAATAAATAGACAAGATAAAGGGGGTAGAATTTTCTTTTGTTCTGAGATTTATCAGGTTATGAAAAGAATTGGATATAAGTTCTTTGGTATTGTTGACTTGGAAGAAGATTCACCTCATCGAAGTAAAACGACTGCTTGGGGTAGTTGGATGTCTCCTTCAAGTCCTTATATTTACAATCCAAAGGAATGTGTAATATTAGCTTACAAACACAAACATATTAAAATAGTTAAAGGTGAACCACAATGGAAAGGTGTTCCAACTGAGATAGAACAAGAAGATGGTTCCGTTAAGAAAAAAGTTGTCTATGAAGAGACGGATAAGAAAGAATTTATGGAATTGGTTTTTGGTCAGTGGAAATATTTTGCGGACACAAGGTCATTAACTAAAGCGACATTCTCAATGGACATCCCAACGAAAGCCATTAAAATATTATCATATAAAAACGATGTTATATTAGACCCCTTCGCAGGTTCAGGAACAAGTTTAGTTGCCGCAGAAACCTTGGATAGAAGATGGGTAGGGATAGAATTATCCCCAAATTATGCTGAGATAGCAAGAAATCGAGTTCAAGGGTTTGTTGACCAAAAGAAACAATCTGTAATGGAATTTGAAGAAGGGACTAAATAAGTCCCTTTTTTTTGTTTTTCATAATATTTATTAATAAAAAATAATATGAAAGGTATTGTACTACAAGAATCTGAATTTAACAACAGAGTCAAAGAAATATATCGTGAAGAACAATATAAAGTTTTATCAGAAAAATGGAAAACTTTAAGTAAAAACGAGAGAAAATTTGTTGTTGAATTTTATAAAGCCATCCACCCTGAGAACTCAAAATTGATTAACGAATCTAAATGGTATAACACCGTTGGTGATATTGCCGGTATTTTTGACCCAACGGGTGTTATTGATTTAGCAAATGGTATTAGTTATTGGAAACAAGATGATAAATTATTTGCAATTTTATCTTGGGTATCGGTAATCCCATTATTGGGTGATGTTATTGCAAAACCTGTTGTTGGTCTTTTAAAATTAGGTGGTGATGCCGTTAAAGGTTTTAGATATGCCGCTGCGGGTAAAGACGCATTTAAATTGGCTGAGGCGGCTAAAGCGGCTGGTGGTCCTGTTGCTAAATTTGTTGAGAAATCACCAAGTTGGGGAACTAAATTAGTTGCACTTTTACGTTCATCAGTTGGTAAAATACCATTTCTTAAAAATATTGTTAGTTTGGTTGAGGACTATATTAAGTTATTCACTACCGCTAGTAAAGAAATGAAGGTTGGTTCTAAATTGGCTAAAGGTCTTGGTGCGGCTGAAAAAGAAACTCTTAAAACGACATTTAAAGGGTTTAGAGAATTTGGTAACGTTAATTATAATTATACTAAATTTATCACATCTAAAAATGTTTCTTTATGGAATAAATTTGCCGCAGGAGTTCCTCGTTTATTAGGTGGTAATCCGGCAACAAGAGCTTTAATGAGGAGAACTAAATGGTATCTTGGTTTATTAGATACTTTAGGAATTGTTGATTCAAAAACAACACCTGATGAAGTTTTAAAACAATATCCTGAAGAAATTGAGAAATATAATCAAAGTGAAGAGGGTCAAAAAAATTGGGAAGAAGATTTTGGTGATGGGAATGTTGGTGAAACACCAAATATTGAAGCACCTAAATCACCATCAAATACAAATAAAGTGGACCCATTTAGTTCATTATTAGGGTCTTTATTTAAATAATCTATGAAAAAAAGAGTAATATTAGAATCAGGTCTTAGAGATATTAACGCGATTGCGGATAGATATCAAAAGGCTAAAATATATTTTCACCAAGATTTAGATGGTGTTACAACCGCAATTGCTATGAAAGAATACTTGGCACAATACGGAATCAAAACTGTTGATTGTGAAGTAATCCAATATGGTGATAAAGAATGGTCTATAAAGAAACCTGAAGGTAGTGGTGACGTTATGCCGGTGTTAGTGGATTTTGCTCACGGAAAACCAATGTTTGTTATACATACTGACCACCACGATACTCAAGCGGGTGTTGATGATAAAACATCGACTAACTTTAAAGCGTCACGTTCAAATGTGGAAACTGTATCACAAACAATATCAACTAAAGAGTTATTCCCAAGTGATGACCTTTTATTGATTTCAACAGTTGACTCAGCAAACTTTGCACCACAAGATATTAGTGTTGATGAGGTTATCAATTATTTATTTAAAATAGATAAAGATAAGTCATTACAAAAAAATAAAATGGCGATGGGATTTGTGTGTAACAAATTACTATTGGCGTTCAAAAACAAACCAGGTTTCTTAGAAGAGTTGGTTATGAAATCAACACCTTCATTATTGAATATCTTACATAATATCAAACGTATTATGGTTGAAAAAGGTTTTGCTCCTGTTGAACAATTAAAGAAAAACCAAGAGAACTATATTGAGTCGATGAAAAATCATCCAAACGTAAAAGTATTGGATAATGTTATTGTTCAATATGGTGGTGGTAATATGATGAAACCGGGGTCTTACGATAGATATACCCCATTCAAAAATAATCCTGAAGCTGACTTCATAGTTATTGCTTGGCCATTAGGATTGGTACAAGCGTCTTGTAATCCATACAAAAAAGATAGAGCATTGAAAGGTGTGAACTTAGGGGAGATTAAAGATGAGGTTTTAGCTAAATGGGAATCGCAATTAAAAGATAGACAAATACCTTTATCAACAATTAAATGGGTTTCAGAATCATCAGTTGGTGAGGAGTCAGTTGGGTTTACATTCAAAGACTTTGTTGCACTATATGGTGATAAATTTAAGTCAATGGGTAATGGTAAAGAACTATTGACTATCGTTGGGGACATAATGTCAAAACCATATAAATCGTTGAGTGAAAAACAAAAGGCGATTATGGAAAAGATATCTATCACTGCTTGGGATTTGATTCAGGCGAATAGTGGGGGACATAAATGTATCACTAATATATCAGGACTTAATTATTTAGGAAAACCTAGTCAAAAATCATCGGGAGGTGGTGGAGGTTACCAACGAAGTGAAGAAGATTCACCGGCAGTTAAGTTCACTAAAATGATTCAAAATGAATTCGTAAGAGTTCTACAAAGTAAAATAAACGAAGGTTAAAATATAATGGTATCGTCAAGTTTAATATCTAAACGTTTGCACGTTCCACCTTTAACCTCTAATATCATATCACCTTCACCACAATAGTTTCCACAATCATCTGATTTACAAGGGTTACAATTGTGGTGGATGTTGAAAATCTTACCATCTTTGATGAAGATAATATCCAATGGGATAATACAATCCTTCATCCAAAAACAATGAATACCTTCATTCATTAAGAATAACATTCCATTGAAAGTTTTGTCAAATTTTTTACCCATCATACCTTTTTGAGTCTGACCTGGTGTCATCATTACTTTGACTTTAAACTTATTATCGTTGATTTTAATTACCATAATGATAAATATCTAAAACTTTTTAAAATTTAGTAATATTTATATTTTACACAAAATACCATTAACCCCTTTCTTACTATGGTTGAAAAAAATCCCAATAGAGTAAATCTTTATTGGGGTTTTTTTATTATATTTGTTCATATGAAAAATTCCGTTAACATAGTAAACCGAAAGGTTAAGTTTGAATATCACTTTGTTGAGACATTTATCGTTGGGTTAAAACTCCAAGGGTCTGAAGTTAAAGCAATTACCAACAACTTAGTTTCAATGGTGGATACCTATTGTTATTTTAATAAAGGTGAGTTATTTGTTAAAGGAATGAATGTTACGAGTAATAATGTTGCATATAGTCACGAGTCTAACCGGGAACGTAAACTCTTAATGAAGAAAAAGGAGTTAAGGAAATTAGAAAAAGAATTAATTAATGGTTTAACGATTGTCCCATATCGTCTTTTTCGAAATGAACGTGGGTTAATCAAAATGGAAATTGTTTTGGCTAAAGGTAAAAACTTATACGATAAACGAAATTCAATCAAAGAGAGAGATATTAATCGTGAAATGATGCGTGGTATTTGAATTTAATTAATAACTTTGATAAAAATAAGAATTATGAAAACAATTGAGATTACGCAAACGGAGATTTTGATGGCGACAAGACCTAATGTTTATCGCAATAGAAAAAAATACACACGTAAGGATAAACATAAAACAAATTACTGATATGTTAAAAGGAACTATTAGATTTAATGACGAGAAGGGGTTCTATGTTGAACATACCCCAAAAAACATACACGCAAATTGTGGTGGTGAAAAAGTTGTAAGAACTTTTTACCAAGAATTAATATTGGACCCATTCACCGATAACTCCAAATATAAAGATGGGGATGAGGTGACATTCAGGAAAGAATTGTACATTGATAACGGGGGTTCATTTTATTTTGCGGAAATAGTTGAATGTTAATCAAAATTATTACTATATTTGTTGAAACGAAAAAATTATGACGACAGTAACATATAACATTAGAATTGAGAACGAGAAGTTCGGGTCATTATTGAATGAGTCATTTGTTGACGGAGTACAATACAAATTATTTCTTAAAATGGTTCAAGGGTGTTTGGAATTGAAGAACGATTTGTTATTCTTCAACGGGACTGACTTCTTAATCCACGTTCCATACAAATATTTGTGTGAGTCAATCGTCATCACTAAAACAAATGAATATGATTTGGCGGACCATATGAAAAGTAAAATCGAAGCATTAGTCACTAAGTAAGATGAGGATATTAATCGGTTTATTATTAATCTTGGGGGTAACATCTTGTATCAAAGAGAACCCCCAACCGTCAGGACCGCCACCGGTGATTACGTATCCACATAACAATGATACCATACAAGACTCAATACCGACTTTGGTAGGTCAAACCTGGGTTATAACGGGGATAAGGATTGGGGGGATAGGAAATCCTACTACAACCTATGATACGTTAAAATTCGTCACCAATACCGTGTATAAATTTAATGGTTACACATCTAACTATTCTTTATACTACACGGGAGGTGGGTTTAACCTATCAATGAACGGTACACCTTGGGGATATTTGAGTGGGACGATATATCAATACAATTTGGTTAGTGGAAATATTCAGGGATTGAAATTTATTGACATCACACCTGGTACAAGTAACAAAACAAATTACTATATTTGGATGACCAAAGTCTAATTGACTTTATGAATTATAAAGAGTACTATTATTAACAATTAAAATTTATTAAATTATGAAATGAAAGGGTGGTTAAATTTAAGTAGTAATGGTTGGTTGGTTCTGGCTTCTACAATTATCTACATCAGTGTCCTCACAATGGTATTTGAATATGTTATCAGTCGAGAGTGTCCGGTGTTCTTACAAATGATTACGGTGTTTTTTGTGTTATTCTACACCGTGTTCCAATTGAAAACAATAGCACATTATTTTATTAATTTATTAACAAAAAAAGAAGAAGAAAAATTATGATTACAATTATTTTATTAGTATTGTCATTGATTATTGCAGGTGTAATGATTTTTAAAGGTATCTCAAATGATGATACTGTAAGTTTAAGAAACGGGATTGTCGTTGGTGTCTTGGGGATTGTTATCTCATTAATCCAACCATTCTCAACAGAAAGAGTTGATACAGGTAACGTAGGTATCAAAGTTAATTTAACAGGTGATGCTCGTGGTGTATCGAAGTATGAATACAAAACAGGTTGGGTGGTTTATAACTCTTGGACTGAAACAATGTATGAGTTTCCTGTGTTCCAACAACACATTGAGTATGGTGACCAAATGGTTATTACTAAAGGTGGATTTACCACAACTATTAACCCTACATTTAACTACAAACTGAAATCTAGTACAGTTGGGGATATGTTCCAAAACTTGAGATTACCAATTAAAGAGGTGGAACAAGGATGGTTGAAAAACGCAATCGTTGGAGCGGTGAATGACGTGGCGAATACTTGGTCTGTCGATAGTATCTTTAACCACCGTGAAAACTTTGAGTCTAACATCGTTGTCGAATGTAATAAACGATTGATTAAATGGTTTGACGTATCTCAGTTGAGAACTAACATTACACCTCCTGAGGCATTACAAGAATCTATTATCGCAAAAACAAGAGCTATCCAACAAGCTGAAGCGTCTAAACAACAGGCAATTGCTGCACAGGCTGATGGTCAACGTAAAGTTGCGGTCGCAAAAGCTGACTCCGCTGAGACTGTCATCAACGCATCCGCTAAGGCAAGAGCGATGGATTTAACACAACAAAAGTTAACACCTTTGTATGTTGAATACAAGAAAATTGAGAAATGGGATGGACAATTACCGACAACTATGGCGGGTGGACAAGGAACTTTCTTGAACATTAAGTAATAGAAATCTCACAACACTATGGTAACGACAACAATGTCGTTACCATAAAACAAAAAAGTAACTAACAATAAAAACTTATAGATATGAAATTAGATGTGTCAAACTTATTATTAAACGAATTAGTTGAACTTAGAGATAAAATCAACGGAATGATTTGGGAATATAATGATGGACACATCTACATCTGTAAGGTTAGGTCTTATGGTCGTAATTGGGAAGAAAAGGGTATTACTAATATAAGTAGATTAAGAGACTTATGTTATGACTATGATGGTGATAATGGTATTGTTGACATTTACACGACAAATACTGACTTAGGTGAAGGTTTTTATAACTATGGTGATACTAAAGTTATAAAATCACTTGAGGATTATGAGAAGTGGAATAAACACGAGGTATTAACTAATCACCTCCAAAGGATAGAACAAGATTTACGTGAGGATGCGGAGGACCAAGAGAGACCGTTTAATCAACGACGTTCACATTTTAGAACACCCTACACTCAGGAAATGGTTGATGAACTGAAGGAAGATATTAAAAACCTTCCGATGGATTTTGAACCTCCAAGAAATTATTTTCAGTATGAAGATGCTGAGTAATTGAAAATTTGTTTATATTTGTATATATAAAACAAACGGATATGGATTCACAGACATTAGCAACATTAGCAATCATAGGATTTGGTGGGTATATGATTTTCAAATTTTGGAAAACTATATTAAAAATGTTAATAGGTTTACTATGTTTTTGTGTGGTGTATACATACTTATCATTGAAAAAATATTTCGATGGTTCTAACGAGGGTAAACAAAAAATAGAACAAGTGGTTCAGGAGACGGTTGTGAAATCGACACCGAACTTTTAAAATATGTCGTTTCCTTGTATCGTATAACAAGGTGGTGGATGTGCCTTTATGGCCCCAAAGGGAGATTTCGGTCTCCCTTTTTTTATTCTCGGATATTTATAAATAAAAACGATTATGGGTAATATCATTATAACTGAAAAACAATTAGAAAGACTTACTAAGAAAATCAAAAAGTCAATTAATGAGAATCAGGAGGAAGGTTCTTATATGGCTAAGCAACAACTTTATACTATTGCTACATTGGCTAAAACAATGTGGGAGAAAATGGAGGAAGGTGAACAACTTGAAGATTGGATGGAAACTAAAATTGCTCAGGCTGAACAAAGTATAACTTCTGTGGTTAACAATTTTATGTACAAAGAAGTTGATGGTGGTCTTGACGGAACAAAGAGTATTGATTTTAATGAAATTGTAATTGGTCAATAATAAAAATCTGAATTTTTATGAAAATTATAATTACAGAAGATAAGTTAGATAAAATCTACGAAGGGTTTAAAAAATTAATGGAGGTGAATTCTGATTTACATAAGATTGAACGACCATATGATTTTTGGGTTCACACTAGAAACACTTATGTTGATTACACTCCATTTAATTTTTATAAAGAAATTAATGATGATGAGTGGGAAGATGATGATTGGATATTTCAATACGCCGAAGTTGAACCTTACACGGGAAATAAAATAGGTATTTATCCTATGTTATTGTACTCTAGTTATAAACTAAAGTCATTAAAAAAAATATTTGGTACTTGGTTTGAAACGTTATTAAAACGGTGGTTTGAAGAAACCTACGGATTACCGGTTAATAAAGTGGTTGATGATAGGGAAGGGTATGAAATTTTAGATTTGTACGGGGACAATGATTGATACTATGAAACCTTTATCTTATAATTAGATAAAGGTTTTTTTTATGGAATATCCTCAATTTAAAAGTAATCCGGTGTTTGTGGACCACCGAGGAACATTTGCTCCACTATCTCTAAATTCTTTTGATAAGAATTGGTTACAGAGTAATATCAGTTTTAACCCCCAAATTTACACTCTAAGAGGTTTGCACTTCCAAGTTGGGGAGAAATCTCAGGCTAAGGTAATTAAGGTAATTACGGGGTCTATAGTTGATTTTATAGTAGATATCCGTGAGGACTCTCCTGAGTATATGAAAATATATTCTTATGATATGAAACCTGGCGATGAGTTGTTAGTTCCGAGGGGTTTTGCTCACGGGTTTATGACAACATCATTTAACACTATAGTTCAGTATTTGGTGGACAATGATTATTCACCTGAGTCGGAGGGTTCGATTTATTGGAAAGAGGTTGATGGGTTATATGATGTTTTAAATTCATATGTTCTATTTGAGGAATTAACAGATGACATTATCATAATGTCAGATAAAGATTATTTAACTAAAAATTTTGTTAGAAATGATAAGTGAAACTAAATTAAAGATTCAATTAGAAGAGTTATTTGAGAATAACGTATTCGGAACAATTAAGAATGATGAGTTTAAAAATATCTTATCGGAATTAATTGGGGAGCGTAAGAAGCTCAAGGGAATGATTAAAGAAACCCAAAACGATATGGAGTTGGGTAAATTAGTTAGGTCTTATTTTATAAATGAAGGTATTTATAGTAAAAACGTATAAATATGGAAAAAAGTTTTAGTAAAAAAGATATGTTAACTCGTAAGTTAATGGAACAAGAAGAGGATAAGACTGATGAAAAAAGTGAAGAAAAAACTGAAAGTGGTGAGAATGGTAATTTCTCACAATTAGTTTCAAAATTATTACACTCAAGAAATCAGACTCACATCTTTCATTTACAAACTAAATCATACGCTGAACATATTGCGTTAAATGATTATTATGATGGTGTTTTGGGTTTATTTGACGGGTTAATTGAATCTTACCAAGGTAAACACGGAATCATATCAAATTATAAATGTGATGGATTTGAGAACTATAAAAGTGGTGAACAAGTAATTAACTATTTGAAAAAATTGGATGGTGATATCGACACACTAAGAAAGTCGGTTAAAGAAAGTTACCTACAAAATCAGATAGATACAATTCAGGAATTAATTAATTCCACATTATACAAACTAAGATTTTTAAAATAAAATCTGAACCCTCACTGAAAAGTGGGGGTTTTTTGTTTATATTTGTTTTATGAACGAGAAAGTTAAACATAAGTTAGCGGAATCAATTGTTAATCTAAC